ATATGGAGTCTTTTACTTTCCCGACGGAACAGAAATAGATGAAAGAGAATAAAACTATGAGCGATAACATCAACCCACCTTATTACCGCAAAGGAATAGAAACGACTGATTATATTGTTTCTCATTCTATGGATTACCTAGAAGGCAATATCATCAAGTACGTTACCCGATACAAGGACAAAGGCGGTATTGAAGATTTAAAGAAAGCTGAGTGGTATCTAACCCGACTAATTAAAGTACAAGAATCAAACGAACTTAAACTATCGTCTCTTGAGGAAGTAATAGCCGAAGAGGAGATATCCGAACAAATCAAAAACAGATTAGGAGATAACTATGAAAATAAATGAAAAGAAATATAAAGAATTACAGTCTATTAAAGATACTCAAAAGGCTATGGATTTTATTCTTACAAACGACCCGTTAAATGTTTTAACTACTGATAAGGAAAAAACAATGAAAAATAAAATAAATACAGGTGATGTAGCTTGTCTTCTTGGAAGTTTTAATGAATTTGACGAGATAGACTACAGAATCGAAGAATGTGCGACTAAAGGTTGCGTAGCAGTAGTTTACTTCTACGAAGATAAGCTGACTAAAGAGCAACAAATAACATCATACGGAGAATGACAATGAATCTTAGAGACTTAGACAAAGTATGGCGAAAGAATTGCCCCGAAGAAGCTAATGGATTGGTTAACAAACGTAAGAAAGGCAACAGGTGGAACAGAATAATTAAGTCCGCTAAAGCTAGGAATAAACTCAAGGAGAAAAGCTAATGAAAATAAACTTAACAGTTGATGAAATATTTGAATTGACAGAAATGGTAGGTATCAGAATGGAATCAGATAGAGATTTAATACCTTTATATGAAAAACTTGCTAAACATCTACCAAAACCTAAATCCTATACAAGTGCAGATTTAGATTATGAAATTCCTTTATATGAACCAAAAAAAATCAAGGAGAAAAGCTAATGGCTAAAACGTGGAAGGTACTTAGAGAAGAAAAGACAATGAAAGAGTGTACTGATTTTGATTGGCAAGATGATAATTGGACATCTATAGATACAGAAGAAGGAGAAGTATGGGATATGAACTTATACAGGGACGATATAACAAACGAGTGCCGACTTGTTTTCTACCCTACATACATCAACGACGAAGGTATAAGAGAAGTTAATACAACAGGTTATGCAAAGTGTTACAAAGTAATTGAGGAGAAAACCTAATGCAAATCGTTGAATGTTTGAAATGCAGCAATCACTATTTTGAAGGTGAACAGTTTATTAAAAAGTGTCCTTTTTGCGGAAATAAAGATACAGAACAAACAATCTACCTTTCCGAAGAAGGTAGTATTTATAAATCAATTATGAAGGAGAAAAGCTAATGGAAGAACTATTACTATGGGAAGATTTAGAAGATTTAATTTATGAAAATTGCAACAAAGATACTCTTAACTTTGATGAATATGAAAAAAAGTTTGGAGTAAATCTGAGAGACAATTTGAATATAGAAGGTATCAAAATATGTATAGATGCCTTAAATAAGACTAAAGTGTAAACCTAATGACTCCCGACTACTTACTTTCTATGGCCTTAGTATCCGACTTATTCTCAATCGTAATACCTGTCTTAGATCCTAGTAAGTCCTGGAGTCTACGCTCAACCTCTTCCCGACTCATCTGATCTATCTTGCCATGCAATACTTCCCGACGATCAACGATAAGTCCCCCGACTTTGAGCAACAGTCCTTGAGCTTGTATAGCCGCGTTAAATGCACCCCGACCCCAAGCGTCATCCCGTAGCTTATACAAGTCCTCGACTGCTTTCTCATGCGTTAGCTCAAACTTTTTCTTAGCCTCCGACATCAAGCGTTCATACTCCCGACGTACGTGCGAATACTTATTGCCTTCTCGCATATACCTACCGATAACGATAGGATTCTTATATCCCGCCTTCTTAGCGGCCTCTGCAAACGATAACTGAGGATCGTTGACTGCGTTCCAGACTAACAATCGTTGTCTCTTAGTCAGTTGCTTCTCATTTGGATCCATGTACTCAAAAGGCATATCTTCGACATCCTCTTCTAAGGTTTTATCTACAGTAACACTTTGTCTTATTCTTAAATCTTTTGCAGGCATATTACTCTTGCTCCTGGAAATTCTTTGCTTAGTTTAACAACGAGTTCCGATTCTAACAAATCGACGTATTCTGGCTCTAAGTTGTTTCTTATATGTGGTTTTAGTTTTGTCATACTTAATTTAGTTTTGTCAGAGTTTTGTCACACTTATCCTGACAAAACTATAAATCCTCCGAAACCCTGTATTTATAAGGTATATTTATTTTCTAATATATATATTACTACTATATATAGTACTTTTGTCATACTTTACCTTACCCTCCCTTTACATTCTTTACATTTTGTATCCATACTTTCATACAAAGCCCCATACCCTGACAAAACTGACAAAACGCCTAAAGTGCCTGACAGCTACGTTTCAGAGCCAATAGTTTTGTCACGCTAATCGTCATCTCTGACAAAACCCGTTATTTCGGGGTCAAAATACTGATTACGCTCGATATCCAAGCCGAAACTCTCCGACAATAACCGCGCTATCGAATCAAGGCCATTTTCGGGCTTAGATGCGTAATTAATGACTTCACATACGCCATACGCGAATATCATCTCTGCGACCATTTCGGGATGTGCGCCTCTATGGACAAAATCATCGAACAACGAGTCCAAGCGTTCTTTTCCTTCGATATGACTGGGATTGCGTCTGTATTTGTTTAAGTTTACTAATTTTAAATCTGTCATACCGACAGTATAGCCGATTATTCTATTTCGTCGTAGGTTTCAGACAGGAAGACGGGCTGATCTTTGCCGATATACGCGCAAAGTACGTTAAAATCCATATACTCGATTGCTTCTTCGCTCGTCATACCGTCACGCTCGACCAAGATCTCAACACACTTTTCAACCGAATAGATCAGACGTTCTTCCGATACGACCATATCGTAGGTCTGTCCTATAATTGCTTTGTCGAAACCGTCTGCTTTTAACATATCAATAAGGGTGAGGTACTTCGTTGCTGACTGTACCTCGAGCCATTTGTTTACCTTCTTACGGAGAAAGAGTGCAACTGCATATCTATTATTTTATAGAAGCCGTATGTAGTGCTTCTCTCGAGTCGTTAGGTTGCGTCAATACCTTTACGTATTTCTTGTAACGCTTCCCTCGTTTAACTTCGTAAACTGTTTGCCACGTGTACTTATTCACCATTTTCATTTTTAAGTACCACCAAGTTAGGATTCTCTTTGATAAAGTTCAGACTGTCTAAAACATATTCTTTGTTCTCTTCGTTCAGCTTTTTAAAATTCGATACGATCTCCCCGATCAAGGCTTCTTCGTTCATATTGCCCCCATATTGATTCTTTAACGATTGATTATACTGCATATTAGTGTTTTTTCCCTTTGTTCTGCACCTTCGCGTATAGCTCGTCCCAATAGGCTCTTTGCTTCTCTGGCGATAAATCTGATGGCGGACTCCAAGTAAAACCGTCTTTGTCTACGACGTAAGAGGCTTTGTATCCGTCACTTAAAGTTACTGTTAGTTTTTTTATTTTACTCACTTTCACACTCCAATATATCTTGATGTATTTCTCGTCTGACAAGAACCTTAACATCTTTATCTAATTTAGTTCTGACTTTTATATCCGATACTTTCGGCTTCCAAAGTTTCCAATTGTTTGCTTCATGTACAACCGCATCTTGATAACCGTACTGGACAGGTTCCGTATGATGTTCGGTGGTTATGTAAAAACTATTCAAAATCATCCCGTAACATCTTTTCCGCCATATCCGCGCGGCCTGACAAGGTTTCGTCAATCGTAGTCTCCAGGTCGTCTATCTCTTGTACGATAGATGAAGCGGCCCACTCGGGCGCGATACGTTTAACAATAGATCGTACGTTATCCAATATCTCTTGATAACCTACGTATTCTTTTACTTTGTATGAACTACTCATATATCATCCCGAGAGAGAACGCTGATATGTAATTCAGACATTTCGCCAAAAG